CTTTGCAACGTCAAGAACTTGATCAACCTGTACGTCACCGAAGTCAGGTTGGAAGACAATTTCAAGACCGTTCATGGTGTAACCAACGTTACGGAAGTCAACGCTATTTGTTGCATTTGCAAGAGTATCCTTGTAACCAATATTGGTTTGAAAGTTGGGCAAATCGATTTCAGCTTGAGTGTTAGTAATACCACCACTTGTGTTTTGACCGATTGGACCATCTTGATATGTGAAAAGTGCTGCTGCACCAACGATGATGTTAGCACTTGTACCACGTGAATAGGGCATATTTTATTTCACCTCTTTCTTGTTATAGAGTTTGGGTGGGTGTTTCCTCTTTATAATTATATATGGTTATTATGCAAATGAATCTGATTTGTGCCAATCATAGTCGATGATGATTTTATTCCCTGCATAAGTACGAGCAGTGCCAAAATCAATAATGTCACGTGTTTCTTCAAGTTGATAGATCTTGATCTCGTGAAAATATGGTAGCAAGAAATCTGTTCCATCAAAAGTAACCTTTTGGTGTACCTTGCCATCAACAGTTACTGTACCGCTTACTTTCGAAGCAATCCAAGCATTTAAGTCTTTAGCAGAATCATCTCCGTTGTCCAGAAGATCTTGTATTTCTTGTGTCATTTCTATAAGGTTTACTACAGCTGTTTCTGTAAGTGCATAAAAATAATATAGTAGTTGTTCACACTTAATGTATGGGAATGGTCCTCTACGCATCTTAAACATTCTATCGAATACCGCTGCTTGTCCCTGAAATTGATACCTTGATGTACCGCTAGAAGTTAGCACGTCAAGACTGAAGCTTTCTGCAACACTAAAATCGCTAGGGTATGTTGGAAACATTGGGACTGCTCCAAACCCTCTACCTGCAAGTTTTTCTTGTAGGTACTTATTTATAAAAATTGGGGGATAGTAAATAGCCATTATCGTTTAACTCCTATGTTTGCTACCCAAGTGTAGCCTGTTGAAATACCAACTGCTCTACCGCCACGTTTTCCTGCTGATAGATTTTTTGCAAAAACTGTAGGGTTTTGAATATAATCCATTACACCACTAATTCTTAAAAAGGCTTGTGAGAAAAAACTGTTAAAGAATGAGTCAAATGTTTTTTCAAAACCACCCTGAGCTTGAGCTCCTCCAGGACTGTCAATTACTATTGGACCTTTAGTAAAGACTTGCTCTCCACCATCTTCAAACGCAAGCACAGATGCATTACGAGGTCTGATTGTAACAGGGATACCATTCTCTATAATTCTTGCTTTGTCGTAAAATGGAACGGTAGAGCCATTTTTTACAGATGTTGACTGTCTAAATGTTGTTTTGATAGATAGTCCCATTCCAGATATTGTGTAGTCAATGTCAAACAATCTTGCGTTAGGACTTCCAGTCTGATTCCATTCATACATGTGGTGAAGAAGTCCAGGATTGGTTCTAGCAGAAGAATCAATATACTGTTTAATTAATTGAATAGCATCTTTACCTACAGCATTAAGAATGTGATTTCTTCCTCGCTTAACACCTTCATTAAATCCAAAAGAATACTGAACGATATTGTTCATCTCTTTAAGGAATAGGGTGTCATTAAACTTTGCTCTCATTATACGTCTGCCCCCTGGTTTTCAGAGCGGCGTAGGACAACTTTGTGGTATTCTACTGTTCCAAATGGATTAACAAATGGTGCTTGAGTTGCAATCTCAAATAGTGTTGATTTTCCGTTTCTTGGTCCAGATGTTTCAAGGTAGATTGGATTGTTAAATTTATCACGAATATTTGTTATGACAACATTGGTTGCTGCATTCTTTGCATCGACGCTTGAAATACGAATATCTTTTTTAACTCTTCCAAGAAGCAGTGTGTCTGTTTTGATGTTTGGGTCTGGCTTAATGTCTTCTTTGTAGGATACGCCAGCTTCATTAAATGAGCAAACAATTGTTTTATCTAAAATCCAAGTTTTTGTAACATTGCCATAGGCAGTTGTTTCAGCAATTGGATAATAAACATCTGCCATCATAGGGAACATAAAGTCTGGGGTTTCACAGATAGACATTATAATACCCCTAATCTTGTGATTGACTTTGCATACTTAGAAAGTATCTTGTCTACAAGAATGTTACCTGTTCCTTCGAATGATCGCTTGTCAAACTGTAGTTTATACTGGTCGGTATTGTATGCTGTGACATATCGTTTGTAATAGTCAAGTTGACCGCACTCAATGTCTGTTATCAGTAAGCCGACGGCACGAGCAATGTCTGATGGGACTGATGTGTATCCAGACTCTACAACAACTCTATAGTCGTATGTTTTAGGAAAGCCACCCCATACCCCAAAGTTTAAATCTAAGTAGTCTGTGCTTCCAGCAGGAAGAATAAGACTTGCATTTTCACCTCTATTTAATTCTCCTGTATAGCTTTGAGTTATAGAAGTTTTATCTTTTGTAATCTCAAAATTACGCACATAGGCTGTTGGGTTGCTTGCATCATAAATAAGAACGTTGTTCTCGTAAACCTGCAAAAGCTTCTTTGCATCTACCCATAGTGGCAAGTAGTCTGCTCCAAGACCAGTAGTCTCAAAAGTTGTTTTCTTGTAGTAAAATCCTTGTGGAATTACAGAGTCAACAATTGCTCTTGCCAACTCTTCATTCAATGCTTTTGCAGCTATGTCAGATGCTGTGTCTGCTAGTGTATTTGGGTCTATGTATGGTCTACGAACCTGATAGGTTTCGTCTTGAAGAACGTCTCCTGACGCATCTGTAATTACAACCCTGTAATCTGAGTCGTATTTTCCTGACAGTGTAATTGTCCATACATAAGCTGCATTGTCTGTTACAGTTTGTGTGGTTGAGCTAAGGTCTGCCAAGTCGGTAATGGTTGCTGTAAACAACTCATTAGTTGCATAGCTGGCTGGTATAGTGTATGTAAATCCAACGCTAGTGTATGGCGATAACCTTAGTAATTCCATTAAATTCCGTACTCCTCTGCAACCTCTTCTGGGGTTGCGGTACGCACGTGATCTCGCTTAAGCCACTTTTCAGCTTCTGCTTTATCTACAATGTTGTACCCTTTATCAATCTTCCCTACGCCTTCCCACAAGACATTTCGTGTAGAGAATACTGCTACTGTTTCTTTCTTAACAACTTTAGGCTCTACCGCCTTTACTTTTGGTGACTTGCTTGCGGCTCCTGAGCCGATAGCACCATTCTCTGTTTGAGTAATTGCATCAGACTTTTTGCCACCATTGGCAGTTGTACGAGATGAACCGATTACGTTATTTTCATCTGTTTCTGGTATACCTTTTAATTTTTGTTTTAAATCTCCAATTGATTCTTCTAGTGCTTCTACAGAATTGTCTACTATTTCTTCAATTGTTTCTAGTACTTCTTCAACTGTCTCTTCGACTGTTTCGATAATTGTTTCATTTGACATTAGAAACCTCCTTCAATAATTATATCAGATAGTAAGAGAGGCAAGGACCGAAATCCCTGCCTCCCTAAGAGTAAGACTCAAATTATGAAGATGAATCCTGGCTATCGCTATCAACCCAAGCTACAGCGTCTTCCTCTTCCCACTGAAGTCCGAAACGAACGAATACGGTGTATTCGACTGTATCTTTCTTCGCAACGTACTCACGGTTTACAGTGATGTCTCGCTGGAAACCCCAAATGCGGTTTGAAGGGAATGTAAGGTCGATGTAGTTGTCTGGGTAGTAAGGAACCTCCATAATTGGAATACCTAGTACACGAGTTGTTCTAGCCTCTCCTACAACCTGGTCAGTACCTGCAAGGTATGCATTACGGTACTGTTCGGTCCAGATGTTGGTTCCGATTGTTCCGTGGTTGCGAACGATGTTCTGGAAGGTAGCAGTTCCTGTGTAGAACTTGAGACCATTCTTTAGAGCACGATACTTGCGTGGTAGTGAGTTAATGACACCTTGAAGAACTTCTGGAGTCCACGCACCGCTTGTAACAGTTGCAGAATACTCGTGAGCATCTCCACCGAAACGAACCTTGCGAACAAAGCCTTCCATAATGTTAAGGAATGCGTTGCCTCCAGTACCTGTACCATTAATGGCAAGGTCCTCAATGTCATTTGCGAATGCATTAGTCATCATACGAACAAGGTGGTCCTCAAGGGCTGCACCTTCAATGTTGTCTTCTAATGCTTCAGCAGAAACTTCCCAGTCAAGGCGAAGCTTCTTTGTTGTTAGTTCAACCTTAGCAAAGGTTGC